GGAACACGAAGAGCTATATTCTCGTCTTCACGATCAACGGGTTCGTGAACAAGAGAACAAACTGGATGCCATGGAGATGTTCTGTAAGGAAGAACCCCATGCTCTAGAATGTAGGATTTATGACGTTTAGTGCTGAGCCAGTGAAAGAGCGAACGGATTCCTGTCCAACTGCTTGACCGCCAAGCCCAACTGTTTAGTCCGATAATCTGCATTTCCTTTGTAGGCATTGTTATTCTGCTTCCAAGTGATATCGTAGTTCTGAGCAATGCCCTGATTCCCGGCACCGCCCTCGATAACGGTCGAAGCGCTATCGCGAGTGTGTGTGGTGGCACCCTGTGCCTGGGTGGCGGAACCACGGACGTTCATGCGACCACCAGGGGGCGTGTAGCCCTTGTTACCGCGGTCGGCGGGACGCAGCAGGATGGTCTTCTGGGTGTTCTGGTAGGCTCCCTCGAATGAGTGAATGCCCGGAGCCGCCACGTCGTTGATGCGCGTCTGGAAGTTTGCCTTGTTGCGGGTCGGAGTGTCCTGATTGGTTGGCGCGGAAACAAACTTCTTAGCGGCACCGAACTCAAGACCGTCCATGCGGGTCGTGGTCTCTGAGCGGATCGTGGGGCGCTGGGTCTTCACGTACATCTCGCGTTCACGCTGACCGGTGAGCATGCCACCCTGTCCCTGCGCGCGACCCTTCTCCAAAGGACGCCGACCCCCTGTCCCCAAGAGCTGATAGGTCTTATCGGGACGGTTCTGGGTGACGGTCAGCCGCTCAGATCCACGACCCACGAAGTCCTTGGCGGGACCCGACCTGCCGGGGAGGGTGGTGAGCTTGTACGCGCCGACGTTGTTGGGCATCACGCGGAATTGCTGCTGATAGCCACCGTAGGCGGGAACGTTAGCCGGGACGCCCAACCCCGGACCGACGAACCTACGCTCGGCGGACGACAGATTGTTCATGCGACTGGAGACATTCTGGCGATCATACAAGTTGTAGACAGGCTGACCAAACGGGAACTGAACATTGGGTGCCGTATCCTGAAGGGTCGCCACGACCTCCTTCTTGGGGTTGATGATACCACCCTGTGGGTTATTGGGGTTGTAAGTTCCCGTGAACAGATCCGTCACGGCTGTCAATTCCTGGGTTGGAGTATTCACATTGTTACCAAAAAACGGCAACTGTTGCGTCTCTCGGTTCGGAACGGGTGCTGGAGTAAAACCTTCTTTGCGGTCACTGCTGGCAATTTGACGACCTGCCACAGCAATCCCTAACAAGGCCACAAGACTCAATGGGTCCATATTAAAACTAGAGCAGATTTTAAAAATCACTTGTATCTACGCTCAAAAAGAACGTTCTGAACATCTGCCCGGCTGCTCGTGGGATCCCACGACCGGGTCCGGAGCGGCACCGAGCACGACATGTCCTTGGAGGGAAAGTCAAAAGCCCGACCCGCATAGCCCTTCTTGAAGAAGGTGGTGGACTGAGGGCGGAGCATGTCCTCGACCAGGATCAGGTTGCCAGGAGCACCTTTGCCCGCCATGTAGGGAGCCGTCCCGTAGATGGGCGTCGAGGCACGACCCGAGCCGGCGTAGTTGAGGTTGCTGACCACCGGAGGCGCGATCACATGATCGTAGGCGCAATCCACTGGCAGACTCTCGGCATCCAAAAGGACCTTTGATGTGTTGAGCTGATAAGCCATATTACTATCACCGGAGATTTTAAGTGCTGCCGCCGAAAGTGCCTCTGAGCTGCTGAAGTTCGGGCATCCTGGACTGACCAAACATGGAAGCGTCGTTGGGGTAGCACGCGTCACCGTTGTCCCTGCAGACCTTGTTCACCAACGGGGCGTAGGCGGAGCGAAGGAAGGCACTCTGATCATTGGGGATGGTCGTGGACGGCATGCTGTAAAAGGCACGGAATGACTGATTGCGGCTCGAATAGACGTCCGCCTGATCCGTGGGTGTGCCTTCGTTCAGGAACTTCTTCACCTTGTCCTTGACGGTCGGGTAATAGCACGCCGCCGGGCGCTTCGGGTTGTCTGTGTAATCCGAGAGAAGCACGTTGGCCATCGGATTTTCCTTGGTCGGCTGTTCACATGCCTGCCCTGGGGTGGTTGCGTTAAAGCGTGCGCCCTCATTCTCGAACGAAGCGGGCCTCATGGCTTCCTTGATGCCACCCGCCAAAAACATGGACGCCATCACCATAATAACTGTGAGACCCAGGTAAATGACCCTGATGTCACGGTTAATCACGTAAAGGATCGCCATGGTGTAGAGGATGAACCGAGTGGCGGCGTTGAGCCTCTCCACGGGGGTCTGCTTAGCCAAAGGCCAAAAGATCAGCACCTTGTTCTTGGCAAACAAGTGCGATGGATTTCTAAACCACGGTTGTTCCATTCTTATTTATTGACTAGTTAATTTTTTCACTGCTGTGGCTGCTGAAGAATCTTGGTCAGGTTGCCCATCAGCGGTCCGAGAGCACTCATGATCTTGGTCTCGTCCAATCCACCCTGACCGTCACCGAACTCCTGTTCAACCTTGGACGTCATTTCCTCCATCATCTCGGGTTTCATCAAGTTTCCGAGCAGACCGGCGAGTGGATTCTCCTGTCCGTCCGGTCCCTGGGGTGCGAACAACTGATTGATCTTCTCCGGTGAAAAGTCCATATTGGTTTGGCGGGACGCCTGAATCTCATCCTCACCGACATTGTTTCCGAGGACATAGAGCCCCTGGACGTATTGCCAGATCGCTGACCGGCTGTTGTCCGAAAGCTCGGACTTCCACATCGACTCGAGGTCCAAGGTCTTCAAAATTCCATAGCTTCGTGAAAGTTCCTCGAAGATGCGCTCGTCCTGATTACGAATGAGATCCTCGTGGGGCTTCACATTCTTCATAAACGTTTCCAGGCAGACACCAGGATCCTTCTTGATCAGCATGCCGACCGTATTCCTGTAGGTCTTCACAATGGTGTTCTCTGGGAACGTGTGAGCCAGCTCATCCACAAACTGTAAAAGAAGCTCGTTGAATGTATCTACGCTGGCCATAGTATTATTTGAATAGACTAAAATCTTTAACTACATACCGCGACTAACCTCCGGAAAGGGTGTTTCGTAGATCTCCTCGCGCTGAGAGATTCCGAGATAGACGACCATGCCCACCAAGATGGCATTCAGAATTGCCGGCTTGATCATGTCGGCATTCCTGGGAGGCGCCTCGCGATTGAGACGTGCCACCAACTGAATGTAGGCCATCGTGACGACTGCACCGACCAACGCCGCGACCAAAGGATTTTTAAGCGAATCACTGATCATTATTAAATAAAGCAGATTTTAGTATGTTTAACGTCTCGCACTGGGATTGATGGAAAAGTCCTCCTCCTCTTCCATCGGTGGCATGGGAGCCCTCTTCACGATCTTGTCATTGAACGTAAAACTCTTGGTCTCTTCCTGAGGCGCATCCATGGGTTCCTCTGACATCGGCAATGAAGGCTCCGAGGACTCCGCCGGCTCCATGGGCTCCATGGGTTCTTCTGGCATTTCAGGTTCCTCGAAAGGTTCTTCCACCGGCAACTCGCCATCGCCGGGGAACATGTCCGATTCGGGCGCCATCTCCGACTCCGGTTCGGGCTCCACAGGTTCGCCATTCATCACGTCCACGGCATTCTTATTCAGGTAGGTCTTGAGGATCTGATTGATCGGGAGCATCTCCTTGACGGTCTCCTCGACCACGCCGTCCATTCGCTTGAGCAGATCCTTGCGGCGGTCGTTCCTGCTGACTACCTCCTGATAGACATAGGGATCCTCATAGATTCGCTTGGCAACATTGGTGTAGACGCCCAACACAAACACGTCATTGGTGGGAATCTTGAGCGACACCTTGCGGGAATCCTTGGAGAGCCTGACCGAAGAAATGATCTTGACCGTGGCCACGAAGCACGCCGCCGTCATCTCGTCCAGACATCCACCACACCTGTCCACACACTTTCCCACCTCAGACTCGATCTGATAGTTATTCCACTGAGGGATCTTGGCGAGTTTCTCCTGAAACGCCTTGAGCGTGTTGCGTCCCTGGGTCTCCACCTTGGATTCGGCATAGAGCGAGTCCATGCAGTCCAATGCGCTCGGGAGGATGGTGGACGAAAGTTGATTCAAAAGTTCCTTCTTGGCTTCCACAAGAACATTAAGGTTATTGTCCATAGTTATTGATAAAACGTATTTAATTCAGCGATATTTGTCCGCGGCTTTTTTGAGGTTTGCCAGGGACGCGAACTCGTTCTCCGGTTCGTTTGGCTTGGACCTGGCTTTCTTTTTGGATGTCTTGGGATACCATGAAACAAACAATTGTCCATTTTCATACAACTGGGTGAAGAACCCACCGTTAATGAACTGGCGCTCGACGTACTGGGCTGCCTTGTCCAGGTCGAATGATGGAAATCCTATAAGGAACGAAGGCACCTGAACCCAGGTCTCGTGCAGTCCAAGATCAGCGACTTGCCTCACCTTGGTGCTGGCGCGTTCGTATAGCTCCGTATAGAGTTTCTTTTTTAGCTCTCGCTTTCTGTGGTCGATCTGTTGTACCTCGTCCACTCTCAGAGGCATTGTCTACTAATTCTAAAGTTTTTACTGGCGCAAATAAGGCGTATCCGGGTTTTCGAATTCATCTGGATTATTCGCGAGCCACTCGTTTGATGCTTCAATGGTATCGAGGTATCTCTGATCATCGCCGTCGCCCCACTTGGCCTTGATCGCCTTGTCAACAAGTGCCAGGGCGCTCTTGTTGGGCACATTGGCGTTGGCAATGGTATCATAGGGCATCCATTCACCCGCCTTGAGTGTATCCTTGAAGGCCTTGATGGGCTCACCGTCCTTCAGTGGCTGACTGGTGATTCCCTGGATCTTGATTCCGGTCTCGTCCCCGATGGCGATCACGTCCACCTCGGTGCCGTAGAAGCGCTCGGTCTCCAGAAGAAGGAAGCGACAGCGGTAGGTCGCGGGAACATTGTCCGGAACTGTGGTGTAGTCCTGGTCGCGCTTGAGCGTATCAAGGTAACTTATCAAGGAAGCGCGAGCCAACTCTTCCTGTGCAGTTCCGTCCCCGCCCCTGGTAAGCACGGCATCCTTGTCACGAGCCTGAAGGAACTTGACATAGGCATCGTAGACGTCCGGACGCTTCTGTTTGAGTTCCTTAATCTTATCAGGGGAATCAAACACCTGGATGAACACGGTCTCGATTGGGAACATCTTGAGACCATTCTTGTTGTAAATCTCCTGCACCGTGGCATCCAAAATCTTCTTGATCATCAGTGCCTTGATCGAAACATCCTCCACTGGGTTTCCCATGATTTCGAGATTGCCCTCGGTGATCACGCCTGACACGGCTGGGCGGAACCCGGCAAACCCGCGATCCCACCTGAGCCCCTCGCGGTTCTTCACGACGTACAACACAATCGCGACCGCCAGCGCGATGAAAAATATAGTCTGCATACGCATCTTATATAATGGTGCGAAATTATATCCCCTGATAAATTCATCAATGTTTGTAAGGAAGCATGTTTGCTATCATGTTGTACAGTCCTAGGTGTCAACACTGCCACGAGATATTCAAACTCTTGGATCAGTGTCCCATCAAGGATCAGATTAAGTATCAAAATATTCACGAAGAACCCATTCCGGAAGATTACCGCAAGGTGCTGACACACGTCCCTGCGCTTATCACCAAAGATGGAAGACCTTTGATGGGACCGGAGGTCAAGCAGTGGGTTCTTTCGATGATGCCCAGTGAAGTGGAATCCTTCGATCACTCGTCATTCGCTTCCTTTGATGGCAACCCCAATTCGGCACCTGGTCTTTTTGAATTGGAATCTTATGGTGCTCCATTGGCACCCATGATGACCCCCGAGTTGGAAGCCAAGATAAACAAGAAAGTCACCAACTAGAAAAGACAAATGATCAGAAGACCCGACGAAGTTCACAAGTCACTTGGCAATGTCTATTCTTACAAACAAGGTTACTCGTCATGGAAGGAGTTCATCGACGATCGCGGGGAAGAAGGATTCAAACAATTTCTCAAAGACCTTTATGATCGTGATTACTTAAAGAAAACGCGCACTCAATCTAGTAAATGTTCTTGAAGACTATTCAAGCATCCGCATTTAAAAACATCTTTGAGGTCTTGAAAGACATCCTCAACGATGTTAATGTATCTTTTAGCAAAAAGGGAATTCACATGTTGACCCTGGACAATGCTCGCACCGCCATGGTGGAACTGTTTTTGGATGCCACACAATTTGAGGAGTATTCGTGCGAAAATGAGATTATCGTAGGAATCAACACAACCAATGTTTTCAGAGTTTTGAAGTCCGTCACGACCAACGACGTGCTGGTAATGAAAATTGAGGAAGATCATGTGCTCAACATTTCCATCGAGAACAGTGGAAAGAAGAGTCGGAGTCACTTCAATTTACGCCTTCTGGATATCAATGATGAAATGTTCGACGCCCCCAACCTTCCCGTGGTCAGCATCACGACCTTTCAGACCGTGGACTTTCAGAGGTTGTGTAGGGATATTTCCCACATTGGCTCTGAACTGACTATTGAGCGTTCCTACAAAAAGGTTGGGTTCAGGTGTACAGGAGACTTTGCCGAGCAGTACACCGAATACGATATAGATTCGGACACCACCAAGTTCGAGTCTATGAAAGATACGTTTTCTTTGAAGTATCTCAATTTGTTCACCAAGGCTACTTCAATGTGTTCCAATATGAAACTTCTCCACCACGGAGAGGAGATGCCTCTCGTCCTGGAGTACAAGGTTACTTCTCTAGGTGAACTCAGGTTCTACCTGGCACCAAAGTCTGAGGAGTAAGTTCATCGTCCTTCTTGATGACAATCTTCTTACCAAACATATAGACGTGCCACTCATCCGGTACCTCTTCGTTCGCGTCAAATAGATCCTTCATGCGGATGTCTTTGACGTTGTGAAAGTCCGACCTCGGTCCGGCATAGCGAAGAAAGCGAGCCGTGTCCCACATGATCACCTCGCCATCTTCCATGACAGCCTCGACCTTTTGAATCATGATCGGTCCTTTCATCCTGGGCTCATCCTCATCCTCGATGATATCATCAACCCTTCGCATGGGATCCCTTGTCACCATCGAATAGGGTGCGCCACGAAATGTATACTCTTGCTCATAGCGAATATTCTCGATGCAGTCAGGCTTCTTCCTTCTCAATACATAAATAGCATCCCTGAAGTCGGGGTAGTAACACATAATGTAGGTCTCTCCGGACTTCATCAAGGGCCAACCGTCCATGACTCTCTTCCAGTCTGGCGATGGAAACAGACAATCACGCTTTGTGTTGATATCATAAATCATCTTCAAAGGCATCGTGAGTCTGTAATGGTCCTCGTTGTACCACCACCCAGCCAGCTTGATGAGTAAATTATACATTTAAAGTTATAGTGACATTTTTCTTTAAATGA